AAGTGATGATCCTTCCTTTCCAGAATCTGTTAAAAAATATTTACCTTCATATTCATCTGATGAGGATGAAAAGACATTTTTTAATAATTTAACAATGGTAAAATTAAATACTTATCTAGAAAATCAAAATATAGATACTGGTATTTATAATATTTTAACAGAAATTACTCCATTCTTTAAAACTAAATTTGATGAGTTAATATCTATTAATAATAATGATCATTCATTCTTATTTGATAAAGATCATGTACATAATAACATGTTGATTAAGATTAATATATTAGATGCAAATTATTTAAATATTATTAAAAATCATATTTATGATGATTTAATAACACCATTAAAATCGGTTTATGAGACTGATATTAAAAAAGTTAATATGACAATTGAAACCATCGTATCAACATTACTCTCATATGATATTAATATTACAAAATATAATGAATATTTAATGTCTGAATTAGTCAATACAATATCTGGAAAGGATAAAGTTAAGGGTAATATGATTTCTGATGTATTGGCTCAGATTAATAAAGAAATAAATATGCGTAAACAATTACGAGCTAAACCGACGGAGTCAGATAAATTCTTAAATCAGAAGGATTTTAATGAAGTAATAGATAATCTAAGTTTTAATGACTTTAATTCTATGGTGGAGACACCTCATCTTACTTATATTGTGGATTCGTTTTATAAGAAGATATCTGATTCGATATCTAGAAAGGATAAATCGGTAGATAATATATACTTTTACAAGGAGAAGAATTTACATATAATGAAAGTTTCTTTCATCATGATAGGTATAATATTAGCACAATTTATGACAAATCCAAGTATAACATTAGCACGATTATATAAATATTTACATGTTGATCTTATACCTAAAATAGAAACTAAACAGGATGCTCTTAAAATATTACAAGAATCAACAAGTGGATTAAAAGGTGATGATCTAAATAAAGTTAATAATAAAATTAATATGCAAGAATATGAATTGGATCTATTAGTAAGAGAAAAGAGAAATAGATTAATTAATTGGTTTATTAGATTAATAATTCCAATCTTTGTATTTGTATTTATAATCTCTCTTCTAATATCAATTTATATCAAATCAAAAGCTAAATTTGAATTTAATGTCGATCTTATTGAAAATAATACGATAGTATTAAAAGATAGTACTCAGAATTTTAATCAGATAGTAATATCATTAAATGAAACAATTAATGCAGGTGATAGGAGTAAAAAAATTAAAGATATTGATATATTTGATAATGCTAAAAAAGAGGATATTTTTACTAATATAAAGAGCATCTTAAATTCATTTGAGAAATGTAATTTTATATTAGAAGCACAGAAATCTAAATTACCATTTCCATATACTGATCTTGTCGTAAATGGTTTTATGATTTTTGTAACGGCATTATGTATGTTTTATATCTTTGCAAAATTAAAACCTATTAACAGATTACAGACCATTAAAGATCTAAATAAGATGAGTGAAGAATCTGCTATGGCTGATAAGGCAAATATTAAGATGTTAAAACAGGAATTAGAATATCAATTAGCTTGTCACGAGGATAATATTGATTCTGTCATATTCACTCTCAAGATAATATTCTTTATATTTATAATCGCATTCTTGGTATTTTATTCGAGCAAAGTAATAACGTCATCAAGTGATTATCAGATGGGATTATTTAATAGTGGATATTTTGAAAATGGTATATGTGTAGAATAAATTGTTTATAGAGAGAAAAATTGATTTAAAGATTTATTATTATAATAATACAAATGAAGATCTCTATAGATGGAAATATAGGTTGTGGGAAAAGTTCTCTTTTAAGTAAATTATGTCAAGAGACTAGATTTCCTGTATTTTTAGAACCTGTGAATGAATGGAATGAATTATTAACTTTATTTTATCAAGATCCATCTAGATGGGGATTATCTCTCAATACAAAGATATTATTATCATTTCATAAATTTAAGAATAATGATTTTGCATCTTTATATGAAAGATCTCCTCTATCAACAAGATATATCTTTTGTGAGTTACAATTTGAACAGGGTGATATGACTGAAATAGAATTTAAATTATTTAATGAAATATTTAAACAATTATGTTGGATTCCTGATCTTATTATTTATATCAAAACTACTCCAGAAGTTAGTATGGAACGAATGAGAAAAAGAAATAGAGATTGTGAGAATAATGTTAGTTTTGCATATATTAAAGCTGTTCATGATAAATATGAAGAACTTGTAAAGAGTAATAAATACAATATAAAAATTATTGATGGAAATCAAACACCTGAACAGGTTTATAATGATGCTATTGAAATTATAAAATCTTATATTACATAATATATTTTATAGGTATTACCATAGATAATAATAGATATGGCAAACTTAAAAGGCACCAGAATGATATTGCTTCTTCTATATCTTTTGTATAATTGTAAGCCAGTAAAAGACCCGATAAAAATGTAAAATTTAAATATAATGCTTTTTTCCATTGATCTACCCAAAATGCTGGTAAACATATACATAACATATAAATCAAATATGATGCTTCTAATCCATTATTCGTATTTAGATTGAATTTCCAATATAGATGATATTTGCCCTGATATGTACATGTGATATTTCCAACATTGATCTCATCTAATCTAGGCGCATTCATATGAAAAGTATGAAAAAACATTCTATCCAATGCCCAATAAAATGCAAATATACCCAATACTATATTATATTTAAAAACATCTAGATATCTCTTATTTGTCAAATAATAAAAAGTATTATATATAATAGGTTGTAACCAGATTAGAATATAAGCCGTACTAGTAAGTATATTATTAGTACTATCACAATTATTTACGTTGAAATATTGTAAAAATTGTAAACATTCCATAAATGAATAGAATGTGATATGTAAATAATAATATAATGGATAATTAGCTTCATAAAATCTATACGATACTATAAATCCGACCATACTAAAGCATAATGATGAGATTTGACTAAAACACATTATACTATATTTATATTTTTTCTATCACAAATATACACGATGCTAATATATTATTAAGATATAGACCTATACAACTATTAAAATAATATTCATAAGCACGTATTATTTTATGATCAATGTTATTAATTCGTTTTAACTTTTTATTCCATTCGTAGAATGTTTTCGTATAATGTTTTCCATCTATAAATTGCATATCTACTAATCGTAAATCACTTACCTGATTTAAAGCTTCCATAATCCAACTTATTTTTGGTATCTCTCCTCCAGGAAATATATCAGTCAGTATATATTGACTCTGATATAATGAATCTTTACCTTCTTGTGTAGAAATAGTGGTTTGAATTACTAATCTTCCTTGTGGATTTAAAATACTCGATATATTTTCAAAATAGTTCTTATAATAAGATCTACCAACATGTTCAATCATTTCAATACTGTATATCTTATCGTATTGACCAGTTAACATTCTATAATCTTGTAATAAAAATTTAATATTTGGTGATTTAACATTATCCATAGAATATTTTAATTGTTCGGCACTAACTGTTACACCTGTAATTAATGCTCCTGTTTTATCTGCAATATAGTTAGCTATTAAACCCCAACCAGAACCAATATCAAGTACTTTATCAGTCTGTTTAATCTGGAGTTTAGTTAACATCAGATCTAATTTATTCTGTACAGCATCTTCCAATAATGACGTATCATCATTCCAAATACCTGTTGAATATGCCATAAATTTAGTATCTAAGAATTGCATATAGAAATTATTATCTAGATCATAATGATGACTGATACATTTTTTATCAAGGTGTTGATCTTTTCTTCTAATATTTATAAAAGAGAAATTAAAAGAATATAATAATTCTTTTGTAAAAAATCTCATATTTTTAGTTAATATAATCATGACTTTATCCAATTCTTTTGATGTCCATTTACCATTTACATAATTTCTACCTAGACCTAATTCACCATATTTAAATATATCTGTATAAACATCATCATTTAATACATAAATACTAGCATTTACTTCTTTCTTTTCTTGATAACTTTCAAGATGATTTTGCTTATTATAAATCGTTAATGATCCAGATGGCATATAGTATAATTTGAATAGACAGAATTGTTTTGCTACATAGTTAATTAGCTGATTGAACATTTTATTATAGTAATATATTAAATTAGTTAAACCAAGCAATTACTTTATTTATATCCCATCTTTTTACGGGATTAAAACATATCATACCACGGATTAATTCCTCTATTTTGTTATTTTTTTTATCAGACCATTTATATAAAATTAAAATGACCATACCAAGACTATATATATCAATTTTATCCGGATAAATTTTAGCATCTAATGTTTGAAGATCTTCTTTCCATGTTGGATAAATCTTTTTAATAAATCCAAATATAGTAGAACCACTAAAATTTTTTAAGAAATATGGTATGAATTTATTATGATAAATAAATTTTTTATATTCAGGAGGAAATGGGATATAATCATATTTTAAAAATTCACTATGTTTATGAATATCTTTAAAAGATGCTAATAATCCAAAATCGATTAAATATAGATTGGTTTTATTATAAACTAAATTCTCCAATTTTATATCTTGATGAACATATTTATGATCTATTAATTTTTTTATCCCTAAACATATATATTTCATCTTATTTAGTATATTCCTAAAATTTTTATTAGATTTAAAAGATATAAAATCGTATAAATCCATTCCCCCGTCTTTATAAATCAATTGTAAATTTTCAGGACATGATTCATAAAATGGTATTGAGAATGTATTACGAGTATTTATATTTTTAATTTTTGAAATGATCTTTAATTCATCATTATAATCATCTTTATTAGAAAATACCTTACCTATACTATTTTTAAAATTTTTACTATCACACTTTAATGGAGGACGATATACTTTACCATAAGTTCCCTCGCCTATTAAACCCATTTATTATATTTTCACATATTAAATTATATATGGTCTACAACATGTATATTTATATCCATATTTTTTATCATCTTTTATAAGTTCTACATTCTTTAACATACCATCATGACAATTCACATTTAGGTTTTGCATATTTAATGTACCGGAATTTGTATCTACTAAATTTGTCTTATCATCTTTACATGAAAATTGTATATTTCTTGTATCTTTTGGGGATTTTTTATACATAGTTGAACAATTATATTTATAATTGTTTTTTGCTTGTAAATTTAAACCATTTAAGAATTGATCACATGATAATTTACTATTTAGATCCCATGGATTTTCTATATTTGGTTTTTCTTCAGTCATTTGAGAATCCATCTTTTTAGGTCTGATATAATTATCACTCGTATGTGGTTTACAACATGTATAATTATAATATGTTTTATTATTATCATGATTTAATTTAAATCCTGTTAAAACCTCTTCATCCCCACAATTAATATCTAATTTTTTTAAAGTATCGAGTGTATAACCATTTTGATCAATTTCTGATGTTTTTTTATTTGTACAATCTGTAAATATAGTCGTATCAAAATCCATATTATTAGTGATTCCATATAGATTTAAAGTACCTTGTAATTTACCCAATTTATCTTGTAATTTATTTTTTTCTGTTGTTGCAAGATTTAATTCATTATCTTTATCGAAATTTTTAACTTTACCTAATTGTGTTATTGAATCAAAAAAAGCGTCTTTATTAGTCGTATCTACTATACATCCATCATTTGGATAATATTGACTTTTATTATCAAATGACTTAATATAATCTTCAAACATTGTAGTTTTTATATTTGTATCAACAACTAATCGTCTTCCATATTGACTATCAACAGGATTTAATTCACTCGATAGATATTTACCAGTAAAAGTACATTGATCATTCGGTTTTAGATCATTTTCTACTTTACTAGATCTTAAAATACATGCTCCTGTACTTGGATATTTTAAATTGATACCAGAATATGTTTTAGTTTTGACATTATCAAATAATTTTAAGATATCTTTACGAACATTAATAAGATTTTCTCTCTCTACTTGTATTAAACTAGGATCTACTAAAGATTTGGGTAGATATTTATCAATATTGTAATCAATATCCCAATTTAATTCTCTGGTAATATAATCCAGACAATTTGTATTACTAATCAGATCTTGATCCAAATCCGTTTTAAATCCCTCTTTATTCTGTTTAAATTCGAATTTAAACAGGATAACAAATAATATTATGATAAGTGATAATAATATAATGTAAATCATAATTTATATATAGAAATATTAAAACATTTCCGACCTACAATACGGACAAGTTGAATGATCTTTCGCCCAATGCATAAGACCATTAGTTGAATTACAATTCCAATGAAATGTATGATTACAAACCGTATTTAATACGAGATCATTAGGTTTAAATTTATCATGACATAAACTACATTCTATACATTCTAGATATTTCTTCTTACAAACGAGATGTTCCCATTTACCTACTAACCAGATGGTTTTTTGATGATATAAATCATCCATTATCCAATTATTTGCTACTAATTCAAAAGCTTTGTTAATTAATGTTATTTGTCTTTCATTTGAAATAACATAGTTCATAACCTCATTATTAGACGAGGGAACAATCGTAAAATGTTTAGTTACAATTCTATTTTTAAGAAATGTTAATTTATCAGGAATATATTTAAAAATATTTGGAATAAATCTCACATATAGAGATCTTTCATTCTCAGTTAATAAATTTATATCAAAATCTAATTCAGATACCTTAAATAGACTTTTACTAAGTAATACTATATTTAGATTAATATTATGAGGTAATTTGAATTTATTAGGTGAAATTTGAATAATATTAAATTTGCTATGTAATAATGTTAAAAATGACTTATAATGATAAACATCAATTCTAACATTGACATCACTAATATTAGTATCACCCAATAGTATAAAATTTCTAACAATCTCGCCATAAATATCTCCATCAAATATTTTAATAGTTGATATCAATTCATTTAATGTATTTATCATTATATTCACATTAAATGCAAATCTTTATATACTTGTTGATTTACAAAATATAGTTCTGTTATTTCATCTTGCATATGTAGATCACAATATTGATTCATTATAATAATAGCCGGCATTTTTAATAAACTAGTCAGATATTTAACATCATCTAGTTCACATCTTTTAATATGATTTTGATGATCTTTTGGAATTAAAATTTCATGTTTATAAAATGTCAAAACATTTCTATTTTCTTGAGATTTACTCAAAAATGGAATGGTATAATATGTATGTGGCATATATGAGGGATAATATACATGATTTAATTTCTGAGATGGATATCTAAAAACGTGATTCATATATTTATATTTATAAAAAACTTTTATATATAAACATATAAACATTACTAACTTTTATATGTAAATGGATTTTGAGTGTCCTATATGTTTAGAAAATACTATAAATAATGTCGAATTCATATGTTCTCATACTATATGTAACACATGTTTTGAGAAATGTATAAAATATCAAAATAATAATAATTTTAAATGTCCAATATGTAGAAGAATCGTCTTTTCTAGGAATAGTTACCAAATATCTATAACACCCGAACAATCAAGAGTTCAAGCAATATGTATTTTAGCGACGGTATTATTTTTTATATTTGCATTTATTGTGCTGATTATAATTAAAATAATTGGCCACTAAGATATTGCGATAATATTATCTAGTTCTTCTTTCTTTTTTAACATTTTTCTAATAAAGATAGCTAAATAAATAATAGCTAAAAATATAGCTATAAAAGCTAATATCCAAGATAACATATTACAATTACCATAGATCATGCATTGAAGCATATATACTTTTAGAACCATCAATGGTATTACCACAGTAATTATTATAGCTAACAAAATTATCTTATCTGATTTTGTTGACTTACTTGGTAATATTATATTCATAATAAAAATAATAATAATTATAATAAAAGCTATTGAAAGTAGTAATGCCTGATTAGCTAACATTTAGTATAACCTGAGAAAAAATTGATATAAAGTTTTAATAACTCTTATAAACATGAAATATCTAACTAAATTGGCTTCTGATTGCGGAACATCATGGTCTCCTATTTTAGTAGAATTATGTGAGAAACATGATAATATACATAAAGTATTTGATGATACAAATCTCCAAATTTTACCCAAACCTGATCAGATCTTTAATGCATTTAAATTCTTTGATATTGAAAACACTAATGTTGTCAATATTGGACAAGATCCCTACGCAACGCCTGGTGATGCTATGGGTTTGGCATTTTCAGTAAACAGTTATGAAAGACGCATGCCGCCATCTCTATTAAATATATTTAAAGAAATCAATAATGAATATGATTTTATGAGAACAGATAGAAATTTAACAGATTGGGCGGAAAGCGGCGTATTATTATTAAATACAGCTTTAACAGTTAAAGAGTATTGTCCAGGTTCTCATTTAAAGATATGGCAACCATTTACACAGGATCTAATTAATATTCTATCTAAGAAAGTTAAAAATATCGTTTATATCTTATGGGGTGCTCATGCTCAATCGTATGAGGATCTTTTAGACTCTGAGAATAATCTGATATTAAAACATTCCCACCCAAGTCCATTGAGCAGAAAACCATTTGTTGGTAATAATCATTTCAAGTTAGCAAATGATTATCTAATTAAATATAATAAAACACCGATAAATTGGTCTGGTAAAAATTGATGTTAATATATCTAATTACAATAAAAATGATTGATATGGATGCTTCAGATCTAAAAACTGAAATCATATATATTAAGGAAGAATTACAAGATGCTGAAAAACATGTTCATAATTTAAAACAGACTTTAAAAGATTTACAACACAAATTAGAACAAGTGTGTTCACATGATGAATTTATAGCAGAAGATAATGGTGATTATCATAAACCAGGATATTATTATATATGTAAAAATTGCAATCTATGTTTAATTAGAAAACCACAAGATAAAAAAATAACATACGCGTAATTATATATTATAAATAAATATTATTGAAAGTAAAATGTCAGAACCAACCGTTGTATTTGTATTTGATCTTAAAAATTGGTATGGAACTATCACACCTTTAAGTAAGATAGATTTACTAGATATTGTACCACATGTTTGTGTTCAATTTGGTTTTGATCAACAATCACAATCTTATTTACTCGTCATAACTAAATCAAAATGGGATACAATTACACCAGAAGTTAAGAGCAAATATATGATGATATCTCGTCGCATTAAGGAGGAAATGGAAGGTCCTATGACAAGTATTCAAAGAGAACAATATGAAACAACTGATATTTTTAATGTTTTTACTGCTCCTAAAGATGTTCCTGAACCGGATATAGAAACTGGATTAAAAGCTCCAGAACTTCCAGTAATTCCAGAAATACCAGAAACTCCAGTTCCAGCAACTCCAGTAAGTTCAGCTCTAAAAACTCCAGAAATTCCAGCAACTCCAGTAAGTTCAGCTCTAAAAACTCCAGCAAGTTCAGCTCTAAAAAACTCCAGAAAGTTAAGTTCAAGTAAATAAATCTAAGCAAATTATAAATTCGCTAAGATTTGTCACGAGGAGTGACTTTTTTAACACGTTTTGTTTTTATACATTTATTATCTATAATAGCTTTTTGTGATACCTCTTCTTTAGCCTGTTTCTTCTTAAGTTGTAAATCTTTTTTAAGAGTTTTAGTTGATTGTGTGAGTTCAGAAATCTTCTCTGCATAATCAGTCAGATCTGATTCATATGTCTTATCCTGATACATAATATCTAGTTCAGCTTCTTGTAAACAGGTTTGTCTTTCAGGTCCTTTGCGACCTACACATTTGGTTTTAAATTGTTTTTTACTCTGTATACGGTGTTGTTTTATCTTGGACATTAATTCCTTATAATTTCCTATTTCACTCTTATTTGTGTCTAATTTATTATTAATTTCACTCTCAATACTATCTATATCAACCGAATTTTCACCAGTACTTAGTGGTACTGTAACTGGAATCAATGTGGGTTGTGAGAATTGACGTGCATCTTTCTCTCTGCTTAAAAAGCTTATAGATCCGGCAATATCATCCAGATATTGTCTCATACCTTTTTTAGTAAATTTACCGAATTCATTGAGATATAAGCTCATAAATTTACCATAATCATCTGGTATTTGAACCTCACGACATAAATTGATCAATTTAATTAATTCCATAGGATCATTTGTAATAGGTGTTGCTGTCATTAACATAACCTTTACTGAATCTGCTTTAGATGTTTCATATGAATGCATAATAGCTTTATGTAATTTTGACATATCGGGTCGTTCATTTCCACTTAGATCTCCAGTTCCGTAGAGCTTGTGTGCTTCATCTATAATTAGTAATGTCTTGCGTAGAGGATCCTGAGAACCATTAATGGCAACTAAATCATTATAAAGTTGATTTTTACCAGATATTAAATTACTAAATTGCTTATAGGACATTGGTTTTATTTTCCATGATTTAGATAACATTCGTTGTCTTTTACTAGGATCAGCAGGAATAGTTTGTCCTTTTAACATTTTATCTTGAATAACCATACTACATACCTGATCAAACATATTTTTCCAAATATCCGATTTTAAAGTCGTACGAGTTACCCATAAAACTGTATATCCCTCTTTCTCATAAGATGATGAAGCTGTTGCGATAGCACAACATGTATTATGAGTAACTGTAAAATCACCTAATAGATATCTTTGATTACCATCGAGTGTAAATCCATAATAATTATCAAATCCGATATGTTCTATTTGTATATCATATTTTGATATATTATTAACTAATTTAAGTTGAGGATTCCTGACGGGAATGTTATTACCTACAATATGTATTTTATCAGATTTAAGATCAGCATAAAATCCCAATGATCTTGCTAAAAATTGTAAATTTTTAATAGGTGGTAAAATATACTCATTATTAGAGATCATCCCATAATGATCAATAATACCTGCCAACATATATAATCTCGTATTTTTTGAGCTGAATAGATAATTAGTCGATACATGATCTTTAATGAGTTCAAACCCGATATCATATGAATCAAAAATAGTTTCTTTATGATTAAAAATCACATCTGTTTTAAAACCTGATAATTTGTTATTTTGAGCAAGATAATCCTTAACTTCTATTTCTATTATATTGTCTTGATTATCTTTTAGACATAGTATGTGTTCTGAGTTTACTGTATAATCATCACCATATTCTTGTTTTATTTTATACATATTATCTTGTCCTCTACCTAATGCTAATACAGTACGCGGTGTTGAATCATCTCCCATTAATTGATCACCTATTTGCACATCTTGTACTAATTTAATACTCCCATCATACATGAGAATTTTAGTATTTTTACCATGACATTTACCGGTTCCTACAGTATGCCATAATAAAATACCTTTATAAGCTGATTTTGGTGTAAAATAATTTCTGATTAAATCTTGTGTTGGTGTAAAATTAACTAGATCTGAGCCGCCTCTTGTCTGACATAAATTTTCTAAATGTACTTTAGGCCATGTAAATTCGATGAAATTATCACGCATAAAATTACGCACTTCTAAAAATGTCATGATTTTATTAGGTACTTGATATACTTTATCATCTTCATGAATTTGTGATGGACTTTTAACTATCTGTACTAATTCTTCTTTAGGTGGAGATTTTACCTGTGGAGTTTTAGATTCTTGTGATTGAGGTTTAACTTGTTGCGGCGTTACTTGTTTAGACTCTTGTGATGTTTTAAAGTCTTGTGATTGTGGTTTAACTTGTTGTGGTGTTACTTGTGATTGAGGTTTAACTTGTTGTGGTGTTACTTGTGATTGAGGTTTAACTTGTTGAGGTGTTACTTGTGATTGTGGTTTAACTTGTTGTGGCGTTACTTGTTTAGACTCTTGTGATGTTACTTGTGATTGAGGTTTAACTTGTTGTGGCGTTACTTGTTTAGACTCTTGTGATGTTACTTGTGATTGTGGTTTAACTTGTTGTGGCGTTACTTGTTTAGACTCTTGTGATGTTACTTGAGGTTTAACTTGTTGAGGTGTTACTTGTGATTGTGGTTTAACTTGTTGAGGTGTTACTTGTGATTGAGGTTTAACTTGTTGTGGTGTTACTTGTGGTTTTACTTGTTGAGGTGTTACTTGTGGTATTACTTGTTTGACTGGTTTTTGTTTAGGCTCTACAATACTACTAACAAATCTCTTAAACATGCGACGATTATAGGCTGGCATATTTTTCTGATAATTATTATCTAATGCATTTAAAATATTAACTTTATGTGTTTGTAAATAGGCATTTGGATCAGCCCATGCTTCTTTAACTTGATCACAAAATGATTTATTATTTCTTAATTCATCACAGAAATATTCTCTTACTTTTTTAGTCTTTTCAAGAAGAGGAAATACCTTTCCTTGAGCAGCTAATACCGTCATAAATAATGGTACACTAACAGGAACATCTTTTGTCATTCTAACTCTACCACATTTTCCACTACACAACACATCTCTACCACCTTCTTGAAATAGTTTGTATAATGGTACATAAAACTCATCATCCTCTATTTCAAATCTATGTACATTTTTTGTTAATTCATAATCAATTGCACCAATGATAGTATATTTTTCTAATTCATCTGTGAATTCCATCATATTTAAATCGATATTATTGGATTTCAAATATAATTTAAATAATGTATCACTATCTAAATATTTTTCTTTTAAATCTGCAGGTAATGCCACATCATATAAATATACTCTTAATGGCCATCCGCGCTTTTCATCGAATGGTAAACCTTTCTGCCCACATAAACGTGTTGCACGTCCTATAGCTTGTTTAAGATCCGCTTTAGATGTCAGTGGTTCAAATATGTGAACATACTTTACGTCAAACAAGTCCACGCCTTCTTTATAGCCAGAATCCAACAATATGAGTCTTGCCAAGTCACCTAAAGAGTTGGCAGGTCTTTGATTATATTTATCCAATATCTCTTTCTTTTTTCTTACAGAGATTGGAATGGAATAAAGATCCGTACTACATAATAATAAGAAATTTTCACCTTTTGTTTTTAATAACTCCTCATCACTTGATAACTTTAATTTATTATCATAAGCTAAATTAAAACCTGATGCGATCAATGCGGCTGTAATAATTTTAACACCATATCCACCTTGTTTAACTTCAGAAAATATAAAATGTTTAAATTTTTGACCATGAGTTTTCATATCCCTTTCATCTATTTCATGAATATTATTTAATAATGCTTGTAATTTTGGTGAAGACTTAGGTAAATCTTTTAAGACAACTTCTGGATCAAAACTAGCTTTATCAAATTTATGTTCTTTAGTAATAGTGGTCCAATTAGCAGTCCTTCTAATACACGATGGATCAAAACTCATTTTATATCTTTATAGAAAATAAGTTTTAAAGATTGATGATCATAAAAAATTGATATAACAACAATTAAAAATTGATATCTATATTTGAAATACATTAAAAATGAGAGAATTACGAAAAGAGTCCGAAATTTGGGATGCTGTTGATAATCAACGACCCGAAAATATAAAACAATTATGTTGGAAACAATCTTATTTAGGTATTAAAACTGCTTTAGAACATATTGGATTATCAATTATTACAACAAAAGACGAATTTGATGCAATACCTATTCCAATAGATAAATCTGATAAAAAACATTATTCACATAGAAAAATTATAGTTACCAGAAATGGTATTCAAAGTAAACCCATACAAATTAAAAATCTATTAACTGGTGCATCTGGATTATTAACAAAAGATGAAGTAACAACAATATTACAAAAAGTTAACTCTTCTAATAAAATTTATAAAAAATATTTCTATCAATAAGTAGATCGCAAGTACTTATTCTCATATATTTTTAGATCCTTAAGTACTTCTTTAAATAATAAAATAAATCATATAAGGAACTTGAAAAAGATACGAATACTAAGTTATAGTAAGCTCTGGTAAATTTCAGATGTAAAAAATGCTAGAAGAGTATTGAGCATAAATCATTTGTAATGACACGTGATGCTTGTGCAAAAATTAATGTAGATGTTAAAAAATATCATGAGGATAATTATAGTTGTGTAGATTTCAGAATAAATAATATAATCAAAATACAAGATAAAAGTTATAAAAATCACATTAGAATGCGTGCAACTGGAAAACATCCTTATAATCCTGATATGATTGATATATTCCAGTGTAGTAATCTAATTACAAATGAAATATATGCTATACCGATGAGATATGATGATAATGATGCTATAAAATCTACTTTCTCACCAGAAACTCTTATGAAAACGGATATTAAAATTACAACAACTATTTGGGATAAAAAATACTCTAAATATAAATATAATTTAAAAATCGAAAAAGATGTTTATGCATATGTAGAAACGTGTAAAGCTGCTGCGGCTATACCACCTTTAACAGATCGTAACTTTTATAAAAATTTACTAGATGCTAATAAAGATCAATTTGGATCATCAAAACAACTCAAAGAACGTAAATAAATTAAATCAAAATAAATTGTATTTTTTATTTGTACTCGCACATGATAGTACTAAATATGTGCGAGTTCTGCCCTAAATCAACCGGGTTTTTGATCCACCAAGCTATTACTGGACTACTCTACTCGCTCGTTTTAAAGTAGTGCGATAGTTCAGTAATCACTAGGTGACTTGATAGAAATTTTTAGGCGGATCTTTAGAGCCCAGTTAGGCCTACCTACCACTAGCTTCCTGCTACCGCCTATGTAACTAATGTAATAGGACTGTGTGCTGAACCAAAAGTATTAGTAACAACGACTGATATACCATGGCAAATGAGTTCTCAAGTAGAATTTGAAATGAATAACATACCACCATTCACATAATACATTTGTACCATCACAATTGGTATCCAAAGTAAATATTTATTCACATTAGCTCCAAATCGCAATACCGAAAATGCTATTGCCATACCCCAATATATTTTACTAGGTATAATAGATGGATAATCACGAAGTGTACCATAAACATAGTTCATCAATAATGCTAAAGTATAATATACATGCCAACCAGTTTGATCGATAATTCCTTTTTTTACCAATGTCATACAGAAAGGAGCTGTTTGAATAGGTAATAAAATTATAAACAGTTTTCCCATGTCTTTATGACATAGTATATTCAAGGTAGCCAAAACTTGTGATATACTGTAAAATAAATTATGTAAATTTATATACCATTTGGGTGTACCAACAGGGTAAGGATTTCCTCTCATCGTAGAATCCTTGTTCTCGAGTAGGTTCTTGCTTTTATAATACTGTGTGACGCTATCTGCAAGGAATATTGTTCCAAGAACAATAATACCCTTCGAATAGTCAACAATATAATTGGACAAATATCCTTTATTTGCATACCATTGTATGGTCATTGCAACAAGTGAACGATAAGCAAATAGCATGGTATGCCATCGCATTTCTGGCCAAATTACATTATATGTCCTATTGCGTCTTGTCTGTATATTGAATTGAAATGATGTAATATGTAAAACAGTATGAATAATAATCCATACGAACGTATATAAGTCATCTGTGAAGAACATGTCACCATAATATATCCATGACATGGTACGCCATGTAAAATGACCTAAGATAAAAAAACCAATACTTTTATGAAAGTGAAAGTATGCAGCATCTTCGTGAGTAGATAATCTGCGAAATTGTCCGATATCGAACAACTTCATTATAAAGAAATACATTTTTCGTTCTTAAATAACTTCATAATTTTGTAAACGTGATACACCAATTGTCAATTTGGATCATCAAAACAACTCAAAGAACGTAAATAAAAATTAATTTTGATTATCAAAACATGTAAATAAATTGGATTTTTTATTTGTACAAACTCTGCGCTAAGCGGGCTTTTTGATCCACCAAGCTATTACTGGACTAATCCACTAGCTCACTTTAAAGCAGTGCGATAGTTCAGTAATTACTAGGTAACTTGATAGAAATTTTTTGGGCGGATCTTTAAAAGTTATATTGGGCCCACTCAGGCCTAACTACCACTAGCTTCCAGCTACCGCGTAGCTAGAACATGTAAACTGGCCGGAAAAATTTTGGCAAAGTCTCCAAGATTTTGAAAGAGATTTAAAATATATAAATAGAAAATAATATAGAATGGTGTATAAACTATTATTATTTTTAATATTATTACTTTGTATTATAGTACCTTTTATAAAAATAGAACATTATATTGATCCAATTGAGATGGAAAATACATTATTAGAAGCTAAACAAGCAGAAGATAAGTATAATACGACTAAACAAGATAAGATAAATCTTCAAAAAGAATTAGAAAATTTACAACAAACATATGACAAACTTGAGAATGATTTGTCAAAATGTAAGAAAAACAATCCTGATAGTAGTGAGATTGTTTATACTGAGAGTGAAAAAAAAGAAAAAAAGAATCTATTAATTGATTATAATCAATGTTTTAAAGAAATGGATGAGATTAAACAAACAACTATAGAAGTTAAAGATGAATATATTAATGCTAAAGAAGATTTTCAGATTTTTAAACAAGAATATGATGATTTAAATAAAAAGGTAAAAGATTTACGAAAAAACAAAATCCCACAGATCGAAAAAGAAATAGATAATATATATAAAAATATTGATAATGCTAATAGATCTATTTCAAATTTTATCAAGTGCTAAAATATATTCTATAATTTAAATGGAATTAATATTATTACTCTTACTAATTATAACTATATGTAGTTTGATAAGAATTGAACATTTTGCCAACCAAAGTCCTAGTCTTTTAAATCAGATGAAAACACTAGTAGATGAAGATACAAATATGAGCGCTGATTTAGATGAAAAACATCAAGAAATTATTGATAAAATAAAAAATTTCAATGCTGAAACAACTCAGTTTGAAACAGAAATAAATAGACTTAATACTACCGATATACCAAATCTACGAAAAGAGTTAAATATAAATGAACCACAATTACTACCATGTAAAAGTCAATATATGGCGCGTATAGAGGTTATAAAAAAAGATGAACTTCAAAAGATACTTAATGATACTACCAATTGTAGTCAGGAAAAGATAAAATATATAAAACAAAAGTCAGAATATGAGAGTAAATTAGGCAAGATTACATTTGATAAAATGCAAATAACTAATCAAATTGAGTCACTCAGAGCTACTTATAAATCCATTCTAGAGGAATATGAAAAAAAACAAAAAGAATTAGATACTCTAAAATCTACTTATAATGGTTTGCAACAAAACTTATCTAGTCAAAGAAGCAAATTCAATAGTTGCGTTGCATCAAGAGCCGCAATGCCAATCAGATAGGTTTAGCCAAATAATTATCATTATTTAGTTCATATATTTTATAATTTTTAAGTTCTATATTTGAAGATTTTAAAATTATTACAGGACGATACTTATTAATAGTATATAAACCTCCACGTATAATTCTATTAGCATCAATTCCGGTTCCAATTCTTAACATATCACATCCTAATAGATTAAGACTATCTAAAGTTATATCAAATCTAGTGTTTTCTTCTCCAATTGCTGTATTTAAGATTGTCACATTTTGAATCATATTTTGTCGCATATTATTCTCTAATATCGTAAATTTACTCTTTTTAGATTCAAAACTATATATATTTGCATTTGAATTTAAATAAGAACACATTATTGAATAATATCCAGTATTTGCACCAATATCTAGTATATTATCTGATTTTTTTATATAATGATTCAGAGTATCATCTATCACCGGATCTTCATTTAAAAAATTATTATCAGTGCAGGATATCTTTCCATATAAAGTGTCAAATGTTTTCATTTATAATATAATATTTAAAACTTTAAATAATTTTATGCACTTCTTTATTTTCATATTCAACCTGTAAATTATTTTTTATTAACCGACTTTTAATATCTAATATATAAACACTATCTGTAATATCATTTTTTGTAAAATATGTCTGTAACAATTGCCATTTTAAATATAAAGGTAATCCTTTCCATTTTTTATTATCCGTTTTTTGTTTTATTTCATCCTCAATAACCTCTGAAAATTTAGTCGAATCATATGTAATATCTGCTGTTATATTAACTTTTTTATATTTTAATCCCTGTTTACTCTTAAGATGTTTATTTAATTGTTGTTCTATTTTTTTTAATTCTCCTACACTGTTTGTATCGACAGGAGTATCTTTAACATCTTTTACCTGAAACAGAGTCTCGATCGATTTTTCTAGATCCATTTTATAATTATCTGACCAATGTTTTAAGTACTAATCAATTTTTAAAAATTGACAAAGCCATATAAGAGTCTATTAATTTTAATATAAAATGGATAAAAGAGTTATCAATTTGCTTAAGATACCTAAAATTGAGCAAAAAAGTAAAGAATGGTACGAAGCACGTCATTCGTGTATTACTGCTTCTGATCTTGCTCAAGCTTTGGGTGAAGGAAAGTTTGGAACAGCAAAAGATTTACTCATTAAAAAAGTTAATCCTCCTGAGTCTGGACAGATCAGTAATCCGTTCTTTCAATGGGGAAATATGTTTGAACAGGTTGCTTGTGATATTTATTCAGCTATGAATAAAGTAAAAGTATTTGAATTTGGTCTTTTAAAACATCCAACTGTGGATTATTTTGCGGCTAGTCCTGATGGAATATCTGAAAATGCCATCATGTTGGAGATTAAATGTCCTCTCAGAAGAAAATTTAATTTTGGAGATAATGTACCAACACAATATTATTATCAGATTCAAGGTCAATTAGATGTATGTGATCTTGATGAATGTGATTATTTTGAATGTGCTTTTAATCTATATCAAGATGTGGATGATTTTATCGAATGTAAAGAGACAAAAGGAGTTTTTGCAAAAGTTAATAATAAATATATTTATGGTCCATTAGTATTAAAATCTGATATACAAGATCTATCTGATATTAATGAATTTATATTAAATAATACTAATATACAATATTGGAGTTTAATTAATTATAATTTAAAGAGAGTTCAAAGAGATAAAAAATTCATTAATGAAAAATTAAAAGAACTTAAGGAAGTATGGGATAAAATTCTATTTTATCGTGAGAATTTGGATGTATTTAGATCAGAAATAGTACAAGAATACTCTATAGAAACTGAACCTTGTAATCTAGTTAAAATTCCCAAATTCGCATTTTTAGATGATTCATAATTACTTATACTCATTAAACTTATTATAAAAGTTTACATAACCCAGTGTGCAAGAATCCACTTTTTTTATAAAATCTTTATTAAATGCTATAGTAATATTTTCTAATGGAACATTATTTGACTTAATCCTTGAAGGAAATAAATCTGATAATGCATTATCAACAGTACTATCTTCTTTCTGTTGTGAACGAACATCATATCCAGATTGTTTTTTACATTCTAATAGTTTACCAAATACTATTTTTTTAGAATTATCACCACTATTTATATCTATCCAATTAGCGAATACTAAACGTTCATTAGGAGTTATTGTCGTGATGAGATTAATATTATTATTTGCTGTTAAATATGGTAATTTGATCCTTAATGCATTATCATTAGGAAAATTACATGTATTACCTTTTCCTGTAAAGAAATATACATAATAAAATAAGTCGTCTATTCCCTCAATAACTATACCCAAAATATTATTATTATTAGATCCTACTGTATCTTTAATATTTGAACAGCTCTGATATTGACCGATGGTATTATTCATAAATACCTTTAATATGAACATTTTATTATTTTTAAGAGTATCTCTATTCATTGCAGGTACATTAATAGATAGATCGAATGTAAATGTTGGATATACAAAATTAGTATACATAATGGCTATATTATTCATAAATTCATATAATTGTGTATCTTTATCTGAATTGAAATAATTTTGATAATTTTTATCAAATAATAGGATTGATCCATTCTGATCATTAAATGATAGAGTTCTACCTATATTCTGGAAACTTGATGATAATTGATCCAAATAATAAACTCTTATATTCAGTATTTTGTCTACTATCATATTCTGAATATCTTCACCTGATAAGGCAGTCTGATTACTAGATAACTCTTGATAATTAAATGTCTTGTCGGATGAACCATTATATGTAGGTTCGAATCTAAATGTGGTGGTATAACTAGCATCTTTTCTGATATCATGAACATTACTATATAAAATATCATTTCGATTAATATCTGATACTAATCGATAAGCTGATGATGTTTTATTACTATTTACAACAAATTCAACATATAAAGGATTTAATGCCATAAATGATGTTAAATTTATGATATCTTCTATTGTACGGGTCTTAAATTCGATAATAATATTTTTATTATCCTGATACATTTTATGGATTCTAAGTGCCAAACATGATGAGATTAAATTATAGAATAATGAATTTTCATATACAATACTATGTGATTCATTAACTACACCATTAGTCTTATTAATATTACATCTACCGACAGGATATGTTATTACATTATCACGAATTAATGCTCGTTGTGAAGCTGTAAAATTATTACGAGCAAAATAAGGAAATACTATATTTCTTCCACAGAAATTTAAACTTTTAAGAGGTACTATATCATCAGGTTGTTCGAATTTTTCATATAATCTATTTGCATAGATTGATGTAATTAACAATAATACCAATACAAGTATTAATAGACATATTGTAGTATGTTTCATATTTATTTATTTGATAGAACAAAATAAATTTTTGATTATGTCCTAAAAAAAATTGATAAATTATTTAAGGATTAGATACAAAATATAACTTAATGAGAGTCCTAAAAAGAAGCGGCGAGTATGAAGATGTATCCTTCGACAAGGTTCTTAATAGGATTAAAATTTTATCAAAGAAGTTATCGGTAGATATTTATGATGTTGGTCAAAAAGTTTGTAGTCGTATTTATGATGGCGTTAAAACGAGTGAACTTGATGAATTAGCCGCTCATATTTGTAGTTCGATGATTATTGATAATCCTGATTATGGTGTCTTGGCATCAAGAATTATCATATCTAATCATCACAAAAATACAAGTCCAAGTTTTTCAGAAACAATTAATACATTATATAATAATACGGTTGATGGAGAAAGATGCTCTTTAATTAGTGATGTTCTTTATAATATCACGATGAAAAATAAAGAGAAATTAAATAGTTATATCTGTTATGAAAGAGATTATACATTTGACTATTTTGGATTTAAAACATTAGAGAGATCATATCTTATCAAAGTAGATAATAAGGTCATTGAAAGACCTCAACATCTATTTATGAGAGTATCTCTTGGTATTCATAGTGATGATCTTAAAGAAGCATTAAATACATATGATTGTATGTCTAAAAAGTATTTCACACATGCAACACCAACTCTATTCAATGCAGGTACGATTACTCCCCAAAATAGCTCATGTTTCGTAGCGGGAACTATGATTTACACTTCTAAAGGTTGTAAACCTATTGAACAAGTTGAAATTGGAGATGAAGTTATCACACATTTGGGTCGTTATAAAAAAGTAGTTCAAAAACATATCAATTCAATTGGTGATAGACAACTATTTGATTTTAAAGTATTTAATACACCTACTATTACAGCTACTGATAATCATGAATTTATGAGTATTAGTTCAGAACAAACAGAATGGGGTATGAAACCAAAGTGGAACAGATTGGATGCTTTACGTGTCGGAGATTATATCGAGATTCCTAATTTTAAAGGTAGTAATGATTCTCCAATCATTGATCTTAAGGAAGTTGTTAAGGATATTTTGGGAGATGGTGATAATGTTCGATATGAATATAAATTTGATGATGAAAATAAGAAGATTATACCATATTCTTTATGGTCATGTCAACGTACAACAAAAAAATCAGGAGTTATTACAGTTAATTTTAAAAAAGAAATTAGTTCATTAAATCAAATTTGGACAATTGATGAACATTTCTGTAAATTTCTTGGAGTATGGTATGGAGATGGACATGTTATTCAAGATCGTAATAGTAAAAGAAATCAAGTACCAAAAGGTATAGGATTTACTCTACATAAAGAAAATCAGAATTTAGCTGAATTCTTGATTAAATATGGTGAACAAATATTTGGAATTCGATCTAGTATTCATGATGTTAAAAAACAAAATGTTACACAAGTGTTATTCCATTCAACTATTCTAGGTCATATATTTACAAAATTATTTGGAAAATACTTTAACAATAAAAAATTATATACAGATATTAATTATTGGAATAACAATTATATTGAAGCCTTACTTTCGGGTTTAATTACATCAGATGGATTTGTTACAAAAGATGGATATGTGAGAGTGGCTATGTGTAATCCAAAATTTGTTCGTGATGTTTATAATCTTTGTAGGAGTAGAGGATTTGTTGTTTCATATATTGAAGCTAATAGTATTTATATTACAAAAGATGGAGAAGAAAGACCATGTAAAACAGCTTATATGACAGTTCCAAAACAACATTCATATATGAAATATATTAACAAAACTTATAAAGATAATCGTCTTGAAAAATTTCAAGATAAAATAACAATCTCATCTCATACAAAAATAATTGACGGACGGACGTTTTTAAGAATTGATTATAAAAAACCATCATTAAAAACAGATACAACAGTTTATACTTTTGGAGTTGAAGATGATCATTCCTATATGGTTGATGGTATTATTGCAAAAAATTGTTTCTTGAAAGCAATGCCAGCAGATAGTTTAGATGGGATTTTTGACGCTATTAAAGATTGTGCAAGAATTTCAAAATATGCTGGTGGTATTGGAATACATGTTCACAATATCAGAGCAAAAGGTAGTCGCATTCGCAGTACAAATGGTACAAGTGATGGACTGGTACCTATGTTAAAAGTCTTTAATCATGTTGGAAGATATATTAACCAGTGTTTTACACCAGATACTCTGATCTTTAGTGAAGATGGTATTATTGAAATTTCAAAAGTTAAAATTGGAGATCAGCTGATCACTTATGATAGTGAGACCAGATCAGCTATTAGTAAACCTGTATTGAGTGTTTCAAAAAATAATATTGATGCAGATATTTTAGAAATCAGAACATCAGTTGGTGTAAATACAGTTAAAGTTACCAAAGAACATGAGTTATTTGTAAAGAAAGAAAATCAGGATGCTAAATTTATTCCAGCCAATGAATTAGCAATCGGAGATCAGATGGGTTATCCCGAGATGAATGGTATGTTTTGGTTTGATATTTCAGATATTAAAACTATTCATTATACGGGTGATGTTTATGATCTTAATATGTTAGATAATCATAATTATACAGTTGTTGATTTAGGACTAGTACATAATAGTGGTAAACGTAATGGTAGTATCGCTATATATTTAGAACCTTGGCATGCAGATGTAGAACAATTTTTGGATCTTAAAAAAAATCATGGTAATGAAGAAGATCGGGCAAGAGATCTGTTTTATGCTCTTTGGATTCCTGATCTATTTATGGAACGTATTAAGGAGAATAAAATTTGGAGTCTTATGTGTCCAGATAAATGTAAAAATCTATCGGATGTTTATGGACAAGAATTTAATGAACTATATGAAAAATATGAAAGTGAAGGTAAATTTATCAAACAAATGCCTGCTCAGGAATTATGGTTTAAAATTCTAGAATCTCAAATAGAGACAGGTACACCGTATCTGTTATATAAAGATGCTTGTAATGCCAAAAGTAATCAGAAGAATTTGGGAACTATTAAGAGTTCAAATCTTTGTGTAGCAGAAGACACCATGATTCTAACTTCAAAAGGTTATTACCCAATTAAAGATCTCAATAATAAAACAATTCAAGTTTGGAATGGTGATGAATTTAGTGAGACAACTGTTATGAAAACAGGTGAGAATCAAAAACTAATCAATATTGAATTTAACAATGGACAAACTATTAAGTGTACACCTTATCACAAATTCTATATTGAAATAGATCAAGAAGTTAAAGTATTTGAAGCTAAAGATCTCTTACCTGATATGAAAATTATCAACTGTAATTATCCTATTATAAAGGATTTACAAGATACTATATATAATCCCTATATGCAAGGATTATTTGCATCATCAGATGATAATACGACATTATTTGATGTTGTTAAACCCAAACTATTTGATAAATGTTTCGTACCCATCAATTATTCAATCGAAACAAAAATTAATTGGCTTAAAGGTTATCTAGATAATGTTAAAGATATTGATCCTAAATTATTAAAAAATATCATATTAATGTTGAATACATTGGGTATTAACTCATTAAATCAAGTATCAAAACTAACTGATCTTGGATTTACAACTTACAGAACTGATTTACAAGATACTATTCAAGATATTTGCGTTAAAACAATTAATGATACTGATGAATTAGGTGATACTTACTGTTTCAATGAACCAAAACAACATAAGGGAATATTTAATGGTATTCTTACAGGTAATTGTACAGAAATTATACAGTATTCAGATGCTACTGAAACCAGCGTCTGTAATTTAGCTTCGATATGTTTACCGACTTATATTATAGACAAAACATTTGATTTTAACAAATTACATGAAATCACAATGGTCATTACTAAGAATCTCAACAAGATCATTGATATTAACTTCTATCCTATTGAATCAGGAAAGAAATCTAATTTTAGACATCGTCCAATTGGTATTGGTATTCAAGGTCTTGCCGATACTTATATTCTGATGGGCTACCCATTTGATAGTCCAGAAGCTTTTGAACTAAATAAACAGATCTTTGAAACCATATATCATGCAGCATGTGAAGCTTCTATGTTAATATCTAAAAAAAGACATGAATTTATTCAAGAGTTAAAAGATTCTGATATTAATAGCACAACTATTCTCAAATATATTAATCCAAATACATATGAAACTCTCGATAGTATTTTAAGTAGCAAATATCCTGGAGCTTATCAGACATTTGAAGGATCACCTGCTAGTAATGGACAATTACAATTTGATCTTTGGAATCATAAAGTTAACAATACAAGATATGATTGGGATGAACTAAAACAGAATATTATGAAATATGGTATGAGAAATAGTCTGTTATTAGCACCTATGCCAACAGCTTCTACATCTCAAATAATGGGTTTTACAGAATCTTTTGAGTGTATTACAAGTAATATTTATAAAAGAAAGACATTAGCGGGAGAATTTGTTCTAGTTAACAAATATCTCATTAATGATCTAATTAAACTGAATTTATGGAATAAAGATATGAAAAATAAAATCATGTTGGGTGAGGGAAGTATTCAACATATTACAGAGATTCCTGATAATATCAGAGCCCTTTATAAAACTGTTTGGGAATTAAGTCAAAAAGTTGTTATTGATCAATCAGCAGATCGTGGACCGTTTATTTGTCAATCACAGAGTCTTAACCTATTCTTAGAACCATCTATGACTAATTTTCAGAGTTTAACGAGTATGCATATGTATGCTCATTCAAAGGGATTAAAAACAGGATGTTATTATCTGAGAACTAAACCACAGGCAAAAACACAGCAATTTACAATTGAACCTACTCTTAAAAAGACTGAGAAAAAACAGATTGTATGTACAGATGAGGTATGCACCATGTGTAGTAGTTAAAAAATATAAATTATAATAAATGACACTTGATACATTAATGTTAATTTTACTAATTGGATCAATTATATTACTGATTGGCACGAGTATAATAATTAGAGATGTAGCTTTTATTAAAAATAATCCTATTGATTTTGCTATGGAACTTATATTTATAAGTTTTGTTCCAGCTTTATTGATGGTATTTGTATTTGCCCGTACTAGAAAATTATCAAATCGCGATACTGTGATATGGTTTATTAAAGTATTATTAAAACTTATGATATTTCATATATTGTTTCAATTATCTGGTATTTATACATATGCATTTGGTGAGATTAAAGCATAAAATATAATTTAGATATATGTGATATATGTGATCTACAAAAGAAACATTGAATAGCTTTTGATACACATTGTGAACACATACTATGTCCACAATCTTGTATAAATACATCTACTTGATTCTGTAAACACACTGGACATGTATATGATATATTAGTACTTCTTAAAATATTAAATACTTTTGATAAGGATTTAAGAGTCTGTTTATCATTATTTATATTAATAATAAGTTTATCCTGTTTCTCTTTCAAAACATTATCAATATTATCTAGTATTGATAATAAGATATAATTTACTTGATCTATACTTTCTGAAAGATCTTCAATAATAATATTATTCTTTTTACATATATTTGTAATCTGATCTAATTTGGTCTGAATATCATCATATGTATTTTTTGCTATGAGACTGACATTATCCAGATTCTGTTTTTCTATTGTTGATTTATTATAATCTAATAATGTATTCTTTAATAATTTCTGACCTTTTGAGATAGAATCACTCAATTCTTTAAATTTATTATCCTCTTGATCATCCGCTAATTCAAAGAATATATCTTTATTATCATATAAGAGTTTTCTAGCATTAAATTCCTGTGTTACAGACATTTATATTTAAAGATTAATCTAAATATATAAATCAATCGCTGAGATATAAAAAATGCTGATAATTATTATTATAATTATATGTTGGTATATACTGATGCTAATATGGCATATTAGCACATATTTAAATATCTAAATCGATTGTTTTACCATTTTTATTTACAAAAAGACCATTTATACTCGATATATCGTCTTCTAGTAATTCATCATCTGATTCGATTGTGCTCATAACTTCAACCCGGCTATTGTCATTCATTGCATTTAATTCACTCAGAATATCATCTACAGATGTAGGACCTTTCATACGTGTTTGTGAATTTTGTGGTGTACGTGGAGTACGTACTCCTTGAGGAGCCATATCTGGTGGCATTGGCGGAGGTGCACCTCCACTTCCAAACATATTTCCAAACATACCACCTAGACCACCTAGACCACTAAAGAAGTTACCAGCTGTTTGTTGTTGATTATTCATAGTTGATCTTGTAGCTTCTGCTAATTTTGATGCTAGTTCTGGATGAGCTTTTAATACGGCATCTAAACCTGGAATAGAATTACTAAATTTATTAGTCATATGATACATAAATGCACTTCCTGCAAGTCCTCCAATAAGTCTTAATTCAGGTGAAATTTTTGCTTTACCTTTATATTTATCATGAAGTTCCATAAATACATCATCATATTCATCTAATTCATCATTAACACTACTAGACCATCCTGATAAATTAGCTCCTAAAGCTGGAAATTTATCAGCTGCATATTCAACACCACTTACTGCAGTCATTAACATTCTCCTCTGAAATTTTACACTATTATCTAATTCACGATCACGTTTAACACGTTCTAATTCAATACGCATATCTTCTAAATTAGATGCTAATGTAAATTTTCTAGGCAAATTCATACCCTTTTTTTCTAAACGTTCAAATTGATATAAAATCTCCTTTTTCTCATTTATGATATCTTCATCTGACATTCTGGGTGCTCTACGGCCGTCGTCTCCCCTACGGCCTTCATCTCCCCTATAATTTTTGTCCTCTTTAAATTCACTATCTGATTCATTAGTAGAGGAGGCATATGCAGATGATTCATCATCATAACTTGGTGGAACTAGATGTTCTTTAACATCTATTTGTTCTGCTATATCTGATGTATCTGATTTTCTATCTGATAATGAGCGCGATGTTATTGAAATTGTATCTGATGGTACTTTCTTCTTATTGTTCATTAAAAATTCTAAACCAAGATCTTTTTCAAAATCCATATTTAATTTGAATTACATAAACTTTATATGGTTTGAAACGAATATTATATAAGAACATATTAAGATCTATAATAAAAATGAAAATACTCGCATTTGACATCGGAATCAAAAATTTAGCATTCTGTGCTATAGATGATAATCAAATAACAAAATGGAAAATTTTAGATATTAGTGCTGATAATTTTAATAATACGAGTAAAAATCTTATTGCTTCTTTACATGATGAATTTCCTGAATGTATTTATGATGTTGTATTGATAGAAAATCAACCGACATTACAAAATCCAACAATGAAATCTATTCAAATGCTTATATATTCTTATTTTCTGATTCAAACATATCAAACTGGTTCAAATTGTGATGTAAAATTAGTATCACCTAATAATAAATTAAAAGTGAAACTCAATACATCAAAAGAAAAATTATCATATAAGAAAAAGAAACAATATTCAATTGAATTGACAAAATTATATCTACAAGAAAATCATAAAGAACGGATTGAAGAATTTTCAAATTGTAAAAAAAGAGATGATTTGGCAGATTGTTTTTTATATTGTGTAAATTATCTAGAATATAATAAATTATTGTAATCTTTTTGATAATTTCCTGTTAATATATGATACCACTTTAGGATTAAAATTTGTTATATTTTTAAGTTCTAATAATTTACTTAAATAAAACCAGAATTTATCATTATTTTTACTTTCTAAATATCTCAGATAATATGTATAAAATACCTTTTCAAAATCTTTATAAGTATTTATAGTATAATTTTGCATATTTGGAAACATTCTTATTAGACTTTCCTCTATTAGAGATTTGTTTCTCATAAATGTATATTCATTTACTAAAGCTGGTAAATTCTCAATATAAGTATATTTATATGTGGGACATACTATCAGATGTTTATAATCCTCTTGATCAAATACCCTACTATTATCAATTACTAAAATATGATCTTTGATATTTTTAAGTTTGCCATATCTACGTTCTAAATTTCTCTTTATATAGGGTGTTATTTTAGTGATGCTTTTTCTAATAGTATTATCTTTTAGAATACAATATTTACGAGTAAATATTGGTCTATTTATTTTAATCGAGTAATATCTCTCTATTTGATTTGCTATAAACAATCCCCATTTATCTTCACCGGCAGTATAAATAAATATTTCAATATTATGTATTCTCGCTCTTAATTGTTTTAAAAATGTATCAAAATATGGTCGTGCTAAACCATGATCAAATCTATCAAATAGATCCTTATTACTAAACTTGATGGGTAATCTATTTGTTTTTAGATCATATAATAAAATTTGAGGAACAATATTTCCGATTAATGTTCCATCAATATCTAAAATTAGAGCAAGCATTTATTTTGTAGAAGAAATTTGTATATTATATTTTTTGATAGTTTTCTGGAGTTTTTCAAGACTTTTCTTCATCTCAATAACTGTTAGAGGAACCTGTTCGCTATCATAAGCAGAAGCATCACCGTAAATATCATTTAATTGGAATAATTTTAATTTGGATATATCTTTTAATTTTTTAGTAACATATGAATCTAATCTTCCTATGCATTCAGTTAATCGTGCTTTTTTAAAACATAAAAACATCTTACCTCCACTTTTAGCTCCTAATAAATCTTTAGTATCTACATATGTAATTTCTTTCCAATATTTTACGGTATTTTCATCCCATATTGGATTTAATATGACATATCTTATTTGTTTTATCATATCTTTAACACGATCTAATGATAATTTCAGACTATTATTATTTCTCTTAATATGACCAGAGTAATCGTATTTATTTATATAAGATTGATGAAAATAAAAATATGGTTTATTGGGTCCGGGAATCTTCTCTAGAATAAAAACATGACCAGGAAAATGTCTATCTTTACCATCAGGGTGTGGGAAATATGTATCAGTTATTAAAATATAAAATAATTGACGATATTTACATATAGGATAAGTTATCTGTTTTTCTAAATTATCAAGTATTAAAGTATTATTATCTGTTTTTAACTCTTGATGACGTTTTTTAACAAGAACAGTATCACAATAATCTGCAATTGCTATACCTTTCTTTCCTAACATGAAATAGGCTAATGTTAAACTTGAATTTAAACATTTAGTCGTTTTAAGTTCCATATTATAAGCCTTAATATCATTAGTTAAGCACTGCATTATTGGTTTGACATATTGTCTTAAGATATATCCCATATCACATCTTTCACATTTATATTTTGTACATTTTTCGATAGATAATTGTCTTTCTGTGTTCATTTTATTATGATCGAGAAATAATTTCTTAGTACTAAATAAATCCAATGGATATGAGATTACGTATTATAATCGTTGTGTTTGTCGTAGTAATAGTATTCTATTTTTTCCAATTTATCATAAAGATGATGCAAAAGAAGGAGCATTTTTCATCACATTATTACGATGATGTGGAAACATATGAAGATCCAAAGAAAGATGACTATGATTTACGATTGGAATTATTAAATG